CGTAATTCCTTGACCGAGGCGGCGATTTCTTGCAATAACATCACGACTCTTCTTATATGGATAAAAAAGAGTTGTGATTGCCTTCTGTGTCTTGTAAAGAAGTTTACTAATATCAATTAATTCTTGTTTAGATGAAATATTTGGAAGGAATATTTCTGCTAGATTGCAAGGCTCACCGTCTTCAAGACCAATTTCACCACAAGGATTGGTTCCAATCACCTTACTATCATTGACCTTTTCTCCAAGACGACCAAACTTTCTCATTAACTTTCTATTGATAAGCCCATAAGGTTCACCAGATCCGTCATATCCTTTCCAGAATTCATCAATCATTTCATCATATGAATCTGCGAAGATGGAGTTATTGGAATTTGCTCTCCAGCCGGGAATATCCCCCCGACCCCAATTCTTTGCTCTCAAAAATAAAATGTCATCTGGGTCTCCGATAGCAATCTGTGCTGATCTCCTTGCTGAGCCGGCTACAACTATCTTTCCGATGATATTTGCAATATCAAGCGCATCAACTGAGCGCATGTCTTTACCGACTCTACGATCTAAGATTGCACATATATCAGCAATGCCTTCAATAAGAACCTCAGGACCAGATGCTGTCCCACCAAAAGTCTTTAATGGAGCACCAAAACCTCTGATCAGAGTCGTGCTGTATGTAAAAGATTCTCCTGTTTCAAAATAACTTGTAAGAACCTTACCCAAAAGAGCAGACCAGCCCTGTCGTGAGTCAGGAACAATAAAATCTGCATCATTAGTTTTTTCATGTCTTATGAAATCAACTTTCTTAATTTTTGGCATCTTATAAACAACTGATCGTTCAACAGAAAAACCAACACCTCCACCGACCATTAAGTGGTCCATAAGAAATTTAAAATCATCAACTGATGATACTGTCGTCATCCAGCAATTAACCAGAGAGACACCACTCATCTTTTTCACTAACGGAGTTCCTAATTGCCAAAGAGATCTACCAGCAAAAATGCCTTTAAGATTAAAAATATAATCAAAAAGTCTTTCAGCTTCTTCTTGAGTATAGCCAGCACCTATCTCCTGTGCGCCATTGATGCATCGACCGATTGTTTCATGCCAAAGCTCTTTACGACCAAGTTCTTCTATATCTCTTGAATATGTTCTTTTATAAACAATCTCACCAAGACCGTTAAATCCCCATGGGGCAGTTTTGTTTGCATATGAATTAATAAACTCATTAGATAATATCGTCATCATTCCTCCTAAATAGTGATAAATTCAATCGTACCAATTGGACTTTGATAAGCAAAGAAAGAATACTAAGGTGTAATTAGAGATTTTTTTCAAAGTCGTCAAGTCTTGCGATCATCATATCAGCAATGTTTGACCACGATCTCTCAGCGTGAATTATTCTTGCAGATTTCAATGTATATTTTTTGAAATCATCGTATTCATTAACTACATGTTCCATTAAATCAAGTAATTGATCATAATTTGGTATTGCCCAATCTCCAACGTCACATGCATACAAATGTTCATGAAAATCAGATTTACCCCATTGGGCTGGAAGCGGGATTGACATTTCAGCAAAGTCTGCGCATCCAGTAAGATTAGTACATATTGTAGGTAATCCTGTTGCAATTGCTTCAAATGGAATCATTCCAAATCCCTCACCATTTGTTGGATAAACTAAACAATGGCATTTATGATATAAACGAACTAATTGATCTACTGAGAAATTATCTGGAATACCAATAATTTGAGGGTGATTGTACGCCGGCACAATATGACCATCAAGATAAACATCTGCAAAGCAGAACTTATTATATTTAAGTATTAATTGATAGTCGTCTTGGCCTTCATATAATTCAAGAAATGCATCAACAACCATTTGTGCATTCTTTCTTTTTGATTCACCACCAACATGAAGAAAGTTAAATTTACCAGTTAATTCTCTTTCATATATTTGAAATTCTTCAGATATACCATGAGGAATAACATGAACATTAGGATGAATATTGTTTTTAATATATACATCTTTGACAAATTGAGATGTTGCCCATATCTCTGAACATCTTGACATATTGTATTTCCAACTATCTGGAACAATAGTTGATTCCCATGGAGTATATCCGACATTATATTTATTTTTTAGTTGGTAGTAAACTGGGGGGCAAAAGTTAATATGAAAAGGTATTTCTTCTCTATTATAGAAAACACCAACATCTCGCCCCTGTAGGGCAATAATGGAATTAACCGCTGCGTTTTGATATCCCTGGCTGAACCAGTTTTCACCGCTAGCATCTGTATTGTTTAGGCTGAACCAACTAATTTTCTTCATAGAAACTACTGATGTTTTGATTTTCGATATCCAAACATTGTACACCCTTGGCAATTAGTTCTTGTGCATCTTCTTTAGATATTTCACAAGTTATGGGCGTATTTCTGTAAGCGCATCTAGTAGCAGCTAAATAGAGTTCTCCTAGTTTCATAATGGAAATCAGATCGGTATCCATAATCACAAAGGGGCCACAATCATCTGATTCGGCAACGGCAATTATTTCCATGAGTTAATTATACAACGCTTTCTATACTAAGCATACTAGCATGCTTAAACGCTTATATATTTTAGAGTACTTGACTACTTGCGTGCTGGCGTACTGAGGGTACCAACCATAGAGCGACCGCGTGCGAAAAACATGTTCTTTTTTTTAGAAAATTCAGAATTTTTTCGTGATAGAGTTCTGGTCATGGAAAATTCAAATATCAAAGTTCTTAATGCTGGATCGATTGCACTTCTGGATTATTTAGGAAATGATTTAAGCATTGTTAATGCAGCTAAAGTTTCATTTGCTTCATATGAGTCTGAAATGAGCGAGAAGGCGGAGGGGCTTATTAATTACCTTATGAAAAATAAGCATGCAACTCCATTTGAACATGTTGTATTTAAGTTTTATATTAAGTGTCCAATTTTTGTAGCAAGAGAATGGTTTAGACATAGATGGTCTTCATTTAATGAAATGAGTATGAGATACCATGTCCCCAGTTCAATAGATTTCTTTTATCCAAGTGAAGATAACGTTAGAAAACAAGTTGGAAAACCTGGTGCATATACTTTTGAAAACTTGGATAAGTATCCAGAATTAATTCAAAAATTTGATCAAGTATACACAATTGCAGAGCAGGCTTATCGACAGATGCTTGATCTTGGGATTGCAAAAGAACTTGCAAGATCCGTTCTTCCAGTTGGTCAATATACTGAATTTATTTGGACTGTTAATGCTAGAAGTCTTATTAATTTCTTGTCTCTCAGAAATGATGCCGATGCACAGTTGGAAATAAGAGAATATGCTTCTAAAATTGAAAAACTATTTGCAGATGCACTGCCTTTTACATATGATTCATGGATCCAGAATGGGAGAACAGCAATATGAAAAATATAGATAAAACATCAATAGTTATAACATATGCTTTAATAGTTATATTATTTGCAGTATTATTTAGATATGGTATTTATTTATCATTTGATATAGATACTGGGTATGTCGGACCAATCTTTATATGGCATGCAGCGCTTATTATTAGCCTCATGCGGGGCAGGAAAAATGAGAATAGTACCTTTTAAAGACAAAACTGATTTAGAGGATATAAATGGCCTCTATATAATCATCAAGGCTGTTCCATTTGAGAATGGATATGTTCCAGCAACAGTTGTTGTATCACCTGACAATAATCATATATTGTCTCTTGATGAACTGCACTGCTTGATGGATGGTCTTGAGATCGGTCAGGAGAGGATCAGCGAAGTTATTGATTTTATTATCAACAATAAAACGTTCGGTGATCCATTTAGTTCATAATGTTAATTGGAAGAGTTATACAGGACTTTCCTTATCCAGAAAAGCTATGTCCATACTGCAATGCTAAATTAGTAATTGTTAATGCAATTCATTATGATCAAGATAAATACCATTTTAAAGCGCTGTATCTTGATCCCAATCCAAAATGCCCAGTTTATGACGAAGGCGCAATGAAAGCATATGCAAGAATATATTATTCTTCAGAAGAGGCTTTTGAATATTTTCGTGATGTAAAAATACCAGTCCAACGTTGGACTCAAGAAAATTTATATACCATATATCAATAATGTGATAAAATATTGATTATGCCTGTACAGTCATGCTCTGATGGAGACCGCCCTGGGTATAAATGGGGTGATCGTGGAAAATGTTATACCTACTCGCCCGGAGATAAGAAATCGGCCGGTAAAGCGAAGCAACAAGCTTATTTACAGGGCGTAGCTATTGGCGAAGTGCCGGCTAAGAAATCGCTTTATAAAGAATCTCTCCACTATTTAATGGAAGATTATTCAATACAGTTCTCTAAAGAAGAAGAGTATGTTGATGGTTGTCCAATTGCCACTCAGGATATCAAAGAGAATATTAAAAATAGAGCTATAGCAATTAATGCAGCTAACTATGGTCCAATGAATCCAGAACTTCCGAATGATGAATTCTGGCAGGCTAAGGCTGATATCTTCAATACTTCAATAGAAGAAGCTAAAACAGCAAAATGTGCAAATTGTGCTGCATTTATTCAGACTAAAGATATTATTGATTGCATAGCCAAGGGACTTGGTGGTGAAGATTTGTCATATGATGTTATAGATGCGGCAAATCTTGGATATTGTGAAATTTTTGATTTCAAATGTGCTGGTGAAAGAACGTGTGATGCCTGGGTCGTCGGTGGTCCGATCACAGATATGAAGAACCAGAAAGAAGATCTATTACTTGCAATTAAAGAGTTTATAGACAATAACAAACAAGGAGGAAAAGATGATTAATGTCCCGCTTGATCCCGAGAAAATGAATGGACCTAAGCCCGCAGAGAAGGGAAATACCACTGGTGAGCCTGCTTCCGCTAAGCCCGCCGCTAAAGAAGTCCCTCTTGACCCCCAGAAGAAGTAATAATGGATACTGGTTACGCATCTATTCTGGTAGCAATTATTAGCGCAATTGGCGCTATTATTGTCTCTATAATCCAAAAATTTAGGAAAGAGAATAGGGCTGATCATAATACTGTTATGGAGTTTTTACAGGACTTACACGAAGATATAGAAAAAGTCGATGAAAAACTTGACGGCCATATTGAATGGCACCTTCATAAGAAGTGATATACTGGCTCTGTGGAGCGACCTTTGGCTCTAGATATTACGAAAGTTTATTTAGGGTGCAGGGGTCGCTCCACTTTTTATTGGAGAAATTATGAGCAAATACCCTCCCCTGCCTCCGCTTGTTGAAGTTTTCTGGGAAGATCACTTTAGTATTGATGATGATTGGTATGAGATAGGCACACCACACACAATGTGTATTCTTAGTGCCGTAGGATATTTAGTTGCTGAAGATAGTGATTATTATTATATTTCTTGCACATATGAGCTGGATTCGCAAAAATATTCGGCGGGGACCGCCGTTTTGAAGAATTGCGTGCTAAACTTCCGTAAGTATACGGAGGCAGACGCAATTGTTGATGAAATTAGAAAACCATCAAAAACGAAAGGGAAGTCATTAAATGTTAAGTCTACAGGAAGCGGAAGTTCTAATAAAAAGAATTCCGGGTCAAATAAGTCCAGAAGATAGACGAGCTGCGTGTTCAATTATTATTGGATTTAGAGATGGAAAATCTCTAGGTGAGATAACAAGATATTATTGGCTTGAGAGTCAACTTGCACTTAAATGGTGGGACTTCTTCAACTTCTCAGAAGTTCGACCAATTGAGAAACAGAAGCGTGGTGTAAAAACATCCAAGCTTGATGAATTTATCAAATCAAATATTGGTAAAGAATTAAAATCTAGTGAAATTATTGATAAGTGCGAGATTACAACTCCAACTTTCTATAATTATTTGAATGCCAATCGTGGTTATTTTAAGAAGATAAGCCGTGGAAGTTATTTAATTCTGGATCCTGCATTAGAAAGAAAGCAGGATAAATAATATGGAATCTGTATTTTTTGGAAAAATACTTGCAACAAAATTTGACCTTTTTCAAAAAGGTATGGAAATTAATCAACATAAGCATGAATATGATCATATAAGCATTCTTGTAAGTGGCGAAGTATCAGTAATTGTTGATAATGGACCAGAGAATATTTATCAAGCACCAAGTGTTATTTGTATTAAAAAAAATTCATCCCATAAAATAATTTCAATGTCAGATAATACAGTATGGTTTTGTATTTTTGCTTTATATGATATCGATGGAAATATATCAGATCATTATGAATTAATAAATATTCCTAAAGCTGGTTCATTCCCGTCAGGCACCGAGCCGGCATCAGGCGCTAGGGAAAAAAATAAACTTTATAAAACAAGAATGCAAGAACTAAGTGAATATATTAATATATTAAATAATAAAATTGAACAAATAAAAGGTGAAATAGATTAA